ATGCATTCATTGCAATTACGCCTGGACAACCAGCGAAACATGGGATGAAGAGCGTAAAAAAAAAGAAAAAAGCGCCGCTTGATCTAACTTTTTATCTATATGTAGCATATACGGTATATGTAGTATATATGCACAACAACTCCTTGCGTTCTATCCTGCCTAAAAACCTATAATTTACCCGTCACGACGAAGTGTTTTTGAACCGTTGACGGGACATACCATGTGAAGCTTCCAAAGCTGATATCGCGTTTATTCCGGTCGAAGCCACCGACCGACGACTATTGGTACACGCCGTTTGCGCCGTCTACAAGCGCCGGCGTCAAGGTCAGTGAAGCGACGGCCATAAAATATCTGACGGTGTACGCCTGTGTATCCCTTATCGCCGGCGATGTGGCGCGGTTGCCGCTGATCCTTTACCGGCGGCTGCCGGGCGGAGGTAAAGAGCGCGTGACCGACCATCCTCTATACGACATCTTACACACGGCGCCCAACCCGGAGACGACATCCTACCATTACCGGGAAAGCGCACTGGCACACGATTTGTTGTGGGGGAACCATTACGCGCAGATAGAGCGCAACCGCCTCGGCAAAATTATGGCTTTGTGGCAGATGCCGAACCCCGGCGGCGTAGAGGTGGACCGCGATAGCCGCGGCGAAATCGTCTACAAGTGGAAGGACGCCAACAACGTCGAACAGACGGCCGGTCGGCGCGAAATGTTCCACGTGCCGGGGTTGAGCTTTAACGGCCTGGTCGGCTTTTCAATGATCGGCATCGCGCGCGAAGCGATCGGGATGGGGCTGGCGGCCGAGTCCTTCGGGAACCGGTATTTTGGCGAAGGCACACACCCTTCCGGCGTCATGATATTGCCGCCGGAAAGCCAGATAACCGACGCGGAAACACAAAAGCGCTACATCGCCATGATGAAGAGCCAGTATGCCGGACTTGGGAAGTCACACGGCATGATGGTGCTGTTTAACGGCGAGAAGTACCAGCCGTTGACGATACCGCTGGACGATGCCCAATTCTTGGAAACTAGGGACCACCAAAAAGTGGAAATCTGCGGCATGTATCATGTGCCGCCGCACAAGATCGCCTTGCACGGCCAAAATTCCAACTACAACAACTTGGAGCAGGAGAACAGCAGCTATGTGGATTCATGCTTGATGCATTGGTTGGTCCGTTGGGAGCAGTGCATATCTCACCAGCTACTGACGCCGGAGGAGCGGCGGGGAGGCTTGTTTGCCGAGTTTTTGGTTGATGGCTTACTGCGCGGCGACAGCCAGGCGCGGTCCGAGTTTTACAGCCGCATGTTGCAATCCGGCGCAATCAGTCCCAACGAAATCCGCGAAAAGGAGAACTTAAACCCGGTTGACGGCGGGGACGAGTATTTCATACAGCTCAACATGCAGACGCTGAAAAACGCCCGCGCCAACGAAGAAGCGATGCAGAAGCTAAACGACCAGCCCGCCGAGCCGGAAGAAACGCCGGCGCCCGAAGAAAAAAGCCTGCCCCTTCCTAAATCGACAAAAAAAGAGATCCGGTCCTTGGCGATGCGTGACCGTCTTGTCAACAACTACAAACCGCTGTTTATCCAGGCCGCGCAGCAGATCGTTAACCGTGAGTCGTTGTCGGTGGCGCGGCGTGTAAAAAAAGAGCAGCGCTCTGACGAATCGCTGCTTGAGTGGCTGACCGATTTTTATAATGAGATGCCGGCGTTTATCCGGTCAAAAATCGAGCCGGTGATGAGGAGCTATGGCCAGGCTGTGTACGCTGCGGCCGCGGATGAGGCCGGGCTTGAGCCGAACGACCCGGACATTGCCAAGTTTGTCGAAAACTATATCGACGGCTACGCGGCGCGGCACGTCGGCAGCAGCCGTGGACAACTGCTGCAGTTATTAAACGACGGATCGCCGGAGGATCTTGTGGTCCGGGTGGACGAATGGCACGAAACGCGCGCGGAGAAGATCGCCAACAATGAGACGGCGCGACAGTCGAACGCTGTTTACCAGGCGACTGCCTTTGCTATCGGGCTGTCGACCGTGTGGCGCATCCGCGGGCCGAAGACGTGCCCCTATTGCCAGACGCTGAACGGCCGGCGGGTGTCGTCCGGGCAGTACTTCGCCATGCCGGGCGACCGCATCCGGGTCGAAGGCCAGGACGATATGCTGGTCCGCGGTTTGACGGCGCATCCGCCGATTCACCGTGGCTGCGATTGTTATCTCGCAATGATTTGAGAGGGAGATATGAAAACCAGAAAAACAACACCAGACAAGCTCGAAACCCGGCTGGCCGAAGTCAACCTGGAGCGCCGCGACGACGGTGAGGTCGGCGCCATTACCGGATACGCAGCTGTATTCAACAAGAGTAGCGAAGACATGGGGTTCATTGAAGAGATCTCTCCGGGTGCCTTCAAAAAGGCGCTGAAGGTCTCGGATGTGCGCGCACTCAAAAACCACGATCCTAACTGGATATTCGGCCGCACCGGTGTCAACTTGGAGCTCAAGGAAGATAAGCGCGGACTGTTTATGCGCGCGTCCAGACCAAAACCGATGACGGACACGTTTCGGTCCGTTGCCCAAGACATTGAGGCCGGCCTCATTACCCAGCAGAGCTTTGGTTTTACCGTTGCGCGGGAAGAGTGGGACAAGGACTACCGCAAGCGCAAAATACTCGAAGTGGACCGGCTCTATGACGTGTCGGCTGTCACCTATCCGGCCTACCCGGATACCACGGTTGCGCTGCGCAGCCGTGAAAAAGCGATGGAGCAACATACCGATGTAGAGACAATCCGTGTTGCCGATGGCGACGCGGTCTTTGAGTTTGCCGACATAGCGCAGTTTGAGCGCGTGTCAGCGAAGATAAAAGAAACGGCCGTTGCGAACAACGCGCCGGAAGAGGAAACGGACGGTGACGCGGAATCGCGTCACGATGACGGCACCGGAGACGTTGCGAACAACGAGAAGGCGCCGACGACAGTCAACCAAAACAAAAGATTTCAAGAGATGAAATCGCGTTTAAAAGTGAAAGGATTCAAACAATGAGAACCATCACAAAAATGCGCGAAGATATCGAAGCGCTATGGAAAAAAATTGGCGACATGCGCGCCGCCTGTCTCAATGAGAATCGAGACATGGATGAAGAAGAGCTCCAGCGCGAAGCCGGTTATATGGATGAAATCGACCGCACGCTTGAGTTGATCAGCGCCGAAGAACGCCGGCTGGCGACCGAAAAGCGCCTGGAGGCGCCGGAAAAAAAGGTTGAAAAGCCGAGCCCGCGTTCGTCGATCAAGCTTGAAAAAGACGAGCAGGAAAAGCGCGACAAGTTCCAGAGCTTCGGCGAGCAGCTGACGGCCGTTTACCAGGCATGCAGACCCGGCGGCTTTGTCGACCCGCGCCTTGCCAGCCGCGCCGCAACCGGCTTGCAAGAGGGCCGGCCCAGCGACGGCGGCTTTTTGGTCCAGACCGACTTTGCCAGCCGGATCCTCGAAAATGTGTGGACCTCCGGCTTGGTTACCAGCCGGGTCACCCGCTACACCCTGTCCGGCAACAGCAATGCGCTGAAGCTGAACGGCATGGACGAAACCAGCCGGGCCGACGGATCACGCGCCGGCGGCATCCGGGGATACTGGGCCGGTGAGGCCGACGAAAAAACCTCCAGCAAGCCCAAGTTCCGGCAAATTGAGCTCAAGCTCAACAAACTGATCGGCCTTTGCTACGCGACCGACGAGCTGCTCGAGGATGCATCGGCGCTCGAATCCGTGATCACAACCGGATTTACCAAGGAGTTTGACTTCAAAATCACCGACGCCATCATCAACGGCACCGGTGCTGGTCAGCCACTTGGTATCTTGTCCAGCGGTTGCCTGGTGTCCGTCACCAAGGAAACCGGACAGGAGGAAGATACCATCGTTTACGAAAACATCGTGAAGATGTGGGCGCGCATGATGGCATCCAGCATGCCGAATGCCGTTTGGCTGGTCAATCAGGATTGTCTGCCGCAGTTGCACACCATGAGCCTTGCCGTTGGCACCGGTGGCGTGCCGGTGTACATGCCGGCCGGCGGCGCTTCTGCCTCGCCGTATGGCACTCTTTACGGTCGACCGGTCCTCCCGATCGAGCAGTGCCAGACCCTCGGTACCGCCGGCGACATTATCCTTGCCGACCTGGCGCATTACCTGATGATCGACAAAGGCGGATTAAAGCGGGACGTCAGCATCCACGTCCGCTTCG